CTTCAGGAGAAACAGTCTTTGAGCCTGAGTACCTCTCCTTCTACGAGCAGACCTACCGCAAGGACCCCAACGAGAGAAGAGGAGTAGATAGCAATTTATGGATCTGGGAGTACCCTGATTACACTAAGTCTTATATGGTTGTGGCTGACGTAGCAAGAGGGGACGGAGCCGACTACAGCACCTTTCATATCATCGATATCGAAGCGGCTACGCAAATCGGTGAATATAGGAGCAAGGTATCTCCCCGTGACTTCGGAAACATATTAGTGGGCATAGCCTCAGAATATAACAACGCCTTGCTAGTGATTGAAAACGCATCCATGGGATGGGCTACCATCGAGCAGGTCCTAGACCGGGAATACCCCAACCTATACTACTCCTCTAGATCAGACCAGGATACGGTCGAGAGCTATATGAATAAGTATGAGAAAGGGAATTTAGTCCCAGGCTTTACCATGTCTATGAAGACCCGTCCTCTAGTAATCGCTAAGATGATGGAATACATCAGAGATAAATCAGTCACTATTCAGTCCAAGAGACTGCTAGAGGAGATGAGAGTCTTTGTATGGAAAAACGGCAAAGCTCAAGCACAGAGCGGTTATAACGACGATCTCATAATCGCTTTTGCTACTGCGCTATACGTCCGAGATACAGCCCTAAGACTCCGCCAGCAAGGTATGGACCTGGCTAGAGCCCAGTTATCTTCCTTCTCAAGCCTAAATACCCGCCAGGCTCCTGTGTATAATGTTGGAGATATGAAAAATAATCCGTATACTATGGATACTCCGCACGGAAAAGAGGATTTAACCTGGTTACTCCGTTAGGACTATTTATACTTAAACAGCTTTTGAATGGCTAACACTTCTTTATTTAGTAGACTACAGAGACTTTTCTCCACAGACGTCGTAATACGTAACGTTGGTGGGAATCAGTTAAAGATAGCAGACGTAAACCACATCCAGAGTACTGGACGTTACGAGACCAATTCATTGGTTGACCGCTTCTCTAGACTTTACATCTACAATAACAAAAATATCTTCAACCCAAACCTTAACTATCAAACGTTAAGGATTCAGCTCTACTCCGATTACGAGGCAATGGATACTGATCCGATCATCGCTTCAGCCCTTGATATTATCGCTGACGAGTCTTGCCTGAGAAATGATATGGGTGACATCTTGACGATAAAAACCTCGGATGAGAACGTAAAGAAGATTCTCAACAACTTATTCTACGACGTTTTAAACATTGAGTTTAACTTATGGTCATGGGCTAGGAATATGTGTAAGTATGGGGACTTCTTCCTTAAGCTAGAGATTGCTGAGACGTTCGGAGTTTACAACGTCCTCCCTTATACCGTCTATAGCATGGTTCGTCACGAGAGCCAGGACCCTAAAGCCCCAGCTAAGGTCACCTTCTCAATCGATCCTGACGGTATCGCTTCATCGACCGACCCTAATTACATCCCCAGACACAAAGACAAAATCATCCAGTTAGACAACTACGAAGTAGCACACTTCCGTCTTCTGTCTGATACTAACTTCCTACCCTACGGCAGGTCTTATCTAGAGCCAGCCCGGAAGGTATTCAAGCAGCTCATCCTTATGGAGGATGCAATGCTTATCCACAGGATCATGAGAGCTCCTGAGAAGAGGACCTTCTACATCAACGTCGGTAACGTACCCCCTAACGAGGTGGAGCAGTTCATGCAGAAGACCATCAACCAGATGAAGAAGACCCCGTACGTAGATCCGCAAACCGGACAGTACAATCTTCGCTTTAACATGCAGAATATGATCGAGGATTTCTATATCCCGGTCCGTGGAGGTGATACTTCAACCAGAATCGATACGACCAAGGGACTAGAGTATGACGGAACCAACGACGTCTCTTACCTAAGAGATAAGATGTTTGCTGCCCTTAAGATACCCAAGGCATACTTCGGTTACGAAGGAGACTTGCAGGGCAAGGCAACTCTTGCTGCCGAGGATATTCGCTTTGCTAGAACAGTAGAGAGAATCCAGCGCATCCTAGAATCAGAGCTGACTAAGATTGCTCTTATACACCTTTACACCCAGGGGTACAAAGGAGAGAGTCTTACTAACTTTGAACTAAAGCTAACAACTCCTTCTATCATCTACGAACAGGAGAAGGTAGCTCTACTCAAAGAAAAGATTGATCTAGCAACTCAGATGATGAGCAGTGCTTTATTCTCATCAGACTATATCTACGAAAATATCTTCAACCTATCCGAAGATCAGTACAACGAGATGCGTGATTTGATTAGAGAGGATAAGAAGAGAACCTTCCGGACCACTCAAATTGAAAACGAAGGTAATGATCCTGTCAAGTCAGGGATATCCTACGGCACACCTCACGACCTAGCCACTATGTACGGTAGGAAGGGTGTCGACGGACAGAAAGTACCCACCGGCTATGATGAGCTTGTAGGAGAAACTAATCCCGAGGGCAGACCAAGAACAAATATGTCCATCTACGGCACCCAGAACGATCCCCTAGGGAGAGACAGACTAGGTACCCACGATATGAAGGGCGGTTATGAATCACAGAACGATAAACTTAAAGAGGGTAGTCTAGCAACTAAATCAGTGTTCTTTCAAAATCAGGATTTATTCAAAGAGCGTAAAAAACTAATCTTTGAACAAGATCATACTGCAGAAACTAGTACTTTACTAGATGAAAGCAATATTAAGGATTTAGAGAAGTAACATATATTTATATCAGTAGACTTACATACTCATGAAAATTAAGCATTCGAAGTATAAAAACACAGGCCTTATTTTTGAGCTGTTGGTGAAGCAAATTGCTGCCGACACTCTATCGAGGAAAGACTCCCCGGCCGTGAAGGTACTCAAGAAGTTCTACACAGGTAAAACATCGCTAGTTAGAGAGTTCAAGCTTTACGAATACATCCTTAAGAACAAAGGAGTATCCCAGCCCAAAGCCGACACCATCGTCTCCACTATCATCGAGATCTCAAACAAGTTAGATAGAACAGCTATCAAGAAGCAGAAGTACGATCTTATCAAAGAGATCAAAGAGTCTTACGACCTAGAGGAGTTCTTCTCAATGAAGGTCCGGGACTACAAGCCGCTGGCTGCTCTGTACTGCTTGATGGAGACTCAAAGCTCTGAAGATCTTGCCGATCCTAAGTTCATCGTCGATAACAGAGTTACTATTCTAGAGCACTTGACTGCTAAGAAGCAAAACGAAGACGATGTTAAGGATGCGATGATCGAAGAGTTTTCAAAGTACGATAAGGATTTAAGATTACTTACTTACAAGATTCTCCTGGAGAAGTTTAACGGAGAGTATGAAAATTTCCTACCTCAGCAGAAAGATATCCTTAGAGAGTTTATCACCGCTTCTGAGTCACAGGTCAAGCTTAGGAATATGATCAACGAGGAGCTAGAGAAAATTTCTATAGAAGTTAATGCTCTTACCCCTAAGGTCAAAGACGAGATTATTAAGATCAAGATCGACGAAGTTCAAAAGCTTATCAAGCCTTTGGATAAGAAGACCCGGATTGATGACAATCACATCGTCAATCTCCTTCAGTACTATGAACTTGTTAACGAGCTAAAGACTTTATGAAAAAGCATAAATTCACCGAGCTCCTCAGAGAACTTATCCTAGACCGGCTCAGCGAGATGAACGTCACCGGAGCGATAGGAGCGCCCCAAACCCCTTACGCTTTTTCGAAAGGGAAAAAAGACAACAGAGCCGTCACCGCAATGAAGAGCTTTGGTTACACTAAGACAGAGAGACCAAAGAGACCTTCCAACACTAAATTGTTTGATTTCAGATGAAAACACTACAAGAAAAATATAATGCTATTTTAGAAGGAAACTTCTCTAAAGTACAATTCGTAAGAGATGCTAGACTAGCACACTCTAACCTCATTACCCAATTCAACAGCTTTGCAGACACCGTCGCTATCCTTAAGAACAAGGGGATGGTGGTAGAGGCTAAGAAAGCTGAAGTAACAGCTTACAAGAAGCCAGAAGTAGATCCTATCGACATGGTTGCACCGGATCTTTTGGATCACGGTATTGAAGCCGAGCTTCATGCTGCAGGCATCACCGGTACTCCTTCAGAAGAAGAGTACGCAAAAGCAAAAGAGAAAGCTGCTAAAGAGCTTATCAAAGATCCTCTTTGCTACAAGAACGCCCAGACCATGACCGAACCCGGTGAGAAGATGGAGAAAGCAAAGCTAAGTGAAGAGACTGCTCTAGACAGGGTTGAGAGAAACGCTTCTAGCAAAGTTCAAGATAAGCTAGGAGATATTGCTGATACAGTAGCTGAGAAACCAGCCTCCGTAGGAGCAGCTTTTAGAAAAAAAGTGCTTGCAAATCCTACACACTACGTTAAGATGTCTGCTCACGAACTTAAAAAAGAGTTTAACAAGTTTAAGCTTGAAGAGGGGTACGAAGATGAAGAGGAAGGATCTGGTTATTCGTACGAGTATAAAGAAGGTGACGGTGCATCTGAAAAGGAAATACAAGGAAATATAGACCACTATAAGAAAAATCCTTTGATTTGGAAAATGCAGGCAAAAAAAGATTTTGAAAATATGGCAGCTGGTGAGTCGGCTGATACAAAAACTGAACACTATCCAGAGTGGAAGAAGGAAGATTTTGAGAAAGTACTTAAAGCCCTTGCAGAGAGTCCAAACATGAGTGAAGATGACGTTAACGAACCCGGTATCGATCCTCGAAGAACCACCACTACTGATTACGATTCATCTGCGAAACAAAAAGAAGACGGCACTTACGATATTTCAGGAACGATGAATGTACCCCGGCTCGAAGAAGGCGACGGTGCACCGGAGGAGGAACTTGAAAAACACATTATGGAGTTTGATATCTATAAAAATTCGTTAAAGAATAGTGGTAAACACGCTTATAATACAAAATTAAAAGATTTTAAAGATCTTGCAGCTGGTAAATTAGGTGATATAAAAGACCAGCTCTTTCCCTCGTGGAAGAAAGAAGATTTCGCTAAAATAATTAAAGACCTTCCAGGTCCTTTTCTACTAGAATCTAACTCGCAGCAAGAAACCCAGCTCAAAGAAGCAGTAAAGTCTTTAATTAAGAAGACTCTAGAATCATAATCATGGCAAATCTCTTAATTGAATATACCCCTTTCCGTCCTACGATCACCGAGTCCGTAAAAAGACCCGGTATCTTCGAGGTTGTGGGTGTTATGCAGAGAGCCAATGCCAAGAACCAAAACGGAAGGATCTACGAAAAAGACATCCTTGCAAGAGAGGTCAAGAAGTACATGGAAGCTTTCGTTAAGGTGGGTAATGCATACGGGGAGTTAGATCACCCGGAATCACCTATCGTCTCACTAAAAAATGCTTCCCACGTGGTGAAGGATCTTTGGTGGGATGGAGATAACCTAATGGGTAAGGTTGAGTTACTGAACACCCCAGCTGGCAACATCGTGAAAGAAATCATCAAGGGCGGTCATACGATCGGTATCTCTTCAAGAGGCACAGGCTCAGTCCAGCCCATCGGTGAGAATACCTTAATGGTGAAGGACGACTTCGAACTTGTGTGTTGGGATTTCGTATCGAATCCCTCCACTCACGGAGCATTTTTAAACCCCGTCTCCTTAAATGAGGTAAAGCAGGTAGTAGATCCTTACGCCCGGCTTCACAACATCATAGGTGACATTCTTAGAGCGTAAAAGTAAAAAATAAAAAAAAAATGAACAATTTCGATTTAAAAAAATTCTTAGTAGAGAACAAACTCACTACTAACTCTAAGGCGCTAAGTGTAAACGAAGCGGCCGAAATGAAAGACGGGGAATACATGGTTGACGGAAAACAGGTAAACTTTGATTCTATTGAACTAGGTAAAGACGACTTTGGAAACGGACTAGAGTGGTTCATCGATAAGGCCACCTTTGTTGACGGAACCGAACTAACCCCAGATCAGCTAGAAGAGCTAACCGACCTATACTACCCTAACGGTAGACACGTATCCATGGAGGATATGTAAACTAAGGGAATACCCTAAACATTAATTTTAATTATATTTGTTATGACATCACAAGAGTTATTCGAAAAAATTGATACTTTGTATCAAGAGTTTGTAATCAATCACGGTAAAGAAACTAAGGCTGCCAAGGCAAGAGCCCGAAAGTCTTTAGGAGAGCTTAAGAAGCTCGTGACTGAATACAGAAAAGTTTCTACAGCCGAAAGCAAGGCCAAGTAATGGCAGGGTCAGCTAAAAAAAGAAAAGCGGCATTTAAGCCCTTAAGTCGGAGCACCAAGCTCAAATTTAAGAAAAGAATGCTAGCCAATCTTAAGACCTTAGCTAGGCTAGAGACTAAATAAATTTTCCCCTAGGGCGCTACCTTTGGGAGCCCCGGTCGAAAGACTGGGGTTTTTTGTTTTTATAACTTATTTGTATTTATATAAGAATATATCGTGAATGATACGATATTTAAAGTAAAAAAAATTACTATTACGCCCCACAAAATATAATGGGTGTACAAATCCAAAGTTAACATTATGGCTAACAAAGATTTATTTAAGCAGGCTATCGCCGACGCTAAATCAATTCGTGAAGCTGCTATCGCTAACGCAAAACTTGCTTTGGAAGAGTCTCTTACTCCTCAACTTAAAGAGCTTTTAGCTCAACGTCTCACAGAGATGGAAGAAGAGGATGCACCCACCACCGTTATTTCTGAAGAAGAAGTAGCTGAGGAGGTTCAAGAAGAGACCCTTGAAGAAGCAATCGGAGCGGAAGAGGAGCACTCAGAAGAAGGTGAAGTAGAAGGAGATGAAGCCGGCGAAGAAGCTGAGGTTGATTCTGAAGAATCAGAAGACGAGGC